AATTATTGATGAGGCTGCGTTCATTGAAAACATTGATACCATCTGGGCAGCAGTTTATCCAATCATCTCGACTGGTGGTAGAGCCTTTGTGCTTTCGACAGTTAACGGTATAGGCAACTGGTATCATGAGGTATATCAGAAGGCTATAAACAAAGACAATGCATTTAATGCTATTGATATCAAATGGCAAGAGCATCCTGAGTATAAGTATAACCCCAACTATTCTTACCTTTATGAGGAGATGACCAAGAAGGGTTTAGACATTCATAAGTGGGAAGAAACTACTAAAGCCAATATGCCTACCAAGCAATGGCTACAGGAGTATGAATGTTCTTTCCTAGGTACAGGTGATACTTACATTGAAGGTGAAATACTTAAACAGGTTGTTGCTCAGACTAGTGAGGATTACTACACTAAGTATAACAATCGAATGCGTGTTTGGCAAGATCCACAACCGCACTATTCTTATGTTATAGCTTGTGACGTATCTTTAGGTAGAGATAGAGATTACTCAGCCTTCCATGTCATTAATATGTATAATGGACAACAAGTTGCTGAGTTTTATTCAAACAGAACAGCTATTAACGATTTTGCTAAAATATTGTTTAATGAAGGTATGCTATATAACATAGCTCCTATAGTTTGTGAACGCAATACTATTGGAAATAATTTAATTGACTGGCTCTATAATAACTACGAATACGAAAATCTTTGGGCTGATGAAAAAGGCGACTTTGGATTCCTAGTCACTGCCAAGAATAGAGAAACTATTCTTGCTGAACTAGAAGAAGCTATAAGAACTAACTTAATTAAAATTAACTCTGCTAGAACTGCTAGCGAACTAACTACTTTTATAATTTCTGAAAACGGAAAGATTGAAGCTGAAAAGAATCATCATGACGATCTCATCATGAGTTTAGCTTTAGCCATTCACGTTTATAAACAAATACTTGATACTTCCCCAATAGAATTTTTAACTAGAACTGGAATAGACGAAAAACCTGCAATGCCGTTATTAGGATATAAACATCACATGGATCCAAATACTGGCAATAGAGTTACGCAAAGAGTATCTGAGGATGATCTTAAATGGCTGATGAAATAGATAAGAAGATTAACGAAGGTTATACTAATTTCGGAGGAACCGAGAATAGGGCTGGGTCATTCTTTGTTCCTACAGGCCCCATAGGAAGATTCTTTGCTAAATTCTTTGCTACGAAGGCACAGCTTCCAGTTCAACAGGCATTAGATAAAGGTCAGGTACTTCCTCAGACTGGTGATACAGTAATCACCAATCCCACGAATATAATAAGAACAGACACCATAAGTGATGGTCCTGCTCTTGGTGGAGTATCTAGAAATCCAATCCTTCCTGAGCTTGAGCTTAACAGAAGACGTAGATACAAAGACTATGAAGAAATGGATGAGTATCCTGAGATTGGAGCAGCTTTTGATATTTACGCAGATGACTCTACTCAAAAAGGCACTAGAGCAGAGCGTTGGACTATCAAATCAGATAGTGATTTAGTTGTATCTGAAATTGAAAATTTATTCTTAAATATCAATCTAGATAAGCTCATTTGGGATATTACTCGTAATACAGTTAAGTATGGCGATTGCTTTATTGAACTAATTGTTGATTTAGACAATCCTAAAGAGGGTATTAAGAAGTTAAAGATCCTCAATCCAAACTGGATTCTTAGAGTAGAAAATGAATTTGGTTATTTAAAGAAGTTCTTACAAGAAATACCAAATGCTGAAAGCATGAGTTATTCTGAAATAGGACAATCATCTTCTCATAGAGCATTAAGATATATTGATCTTGATAAGCACCAAATTGTCCACTTTAGATTGCATACTTCTGACCCTGTGTTCTATCCATATGGAAAGTCCATAGCTGCGATGTGCCATAGAACCTTTAGATCTCTTCGTATGATGGAAGAAGCCATGATGATCTATCGTCTATCACGCGCTCCCGAACGTCGAATATTCTATGTTGATACTGGAAATCTTCCAACCAGTAAAGCCGAAATGTTCATTGAAAGATTGAAACATAAATTCAAGAAAGAAAGATTCTACAATAGTTCTAGAGATACAGTAGATGCTAGATTCAATCCAATGACTATGGATGAAGATTATTATGTTCCAACTAAGAATGGTAAAGGAACTAAAATTGATACTCTTCCCGGAGCACAGAACCTAGGAGAGATCGAAGACGTTAAATACTATAGAGATAAGTTATTAGCTGCATTAAAAATTCCAAAAGACTACATTGTAGAAAAAGATCAATCACCTGAGAGAAAAGCTAACCTTTCACAGCTTGATGTTAAATTTGCAAGAACTATTCAAAGAATTCAAATTGATATTGAGACAGGTTTAGAAAATGTTGCTAAACGTCACTTGCAGCTAAAGGGCTATCCAGCTTCATTAATTCAAAAACTTAGAATTAAACTACCTGAGCCTTCTGATATGTCTGCTAAACGGAAACTTGATATTGATGAACAAAAAGTACGAGTTGTTCAGGCAGTTCAGGGCTTACAATTATTCCCTAAGGAAACCATATACAAAGAATTCTACGATATGACTGAAGAAGAGATTCGTAGAACTATGGAACTTATGGAAAAAGAACAGCAAAAGGCTGCTGAAATGCAAGCCCAGCAACAGGCTGCGGCTGCGCCTCCCGGAGCGCCTCAAGGTGCTGGACCCGGATATGGTGAAGCTGGAGGACAAGAAGGCGCAGAAAATGCACCACCTACAGCTAATGAAAATAAAGAATATGCTTTTAATTATCTAATAAATTCTAATATTGATGAAAGCACTAAAGCAGTGCTTGAGAGAATTGTTGAAAAACAAAAGCAAAAGATAAGTTTGACTGAAGAGAAAGAACATATATAAGTGTAAGAACTACACTGAGGAGATTCTAAATGTTTGCAAATATTTTTGAGGAAAGAAATAAGACTATAACACACTTAGTAAAGCTAGGTGATTGCATAGGACGATCCATTAGAGAGAATGTATCTTTATTCTCTGTGGACAGTGCAACTTCTGAGGTTGCCTACTTAACTAAAAGTGGTAAAGTAATTAGTGGAAAATTTGTCATAGGGGAGGATTTATCGTTAAACGATATAACGGTCCAAGACTCATCAATATTTAATGATGAGAAGAAATTTGACACTTATGTTAATGAAAAAATACATTCCTTCGTAGGAAGTATTCACAATGGAGAGTATGCTTCTGCTGATACGTCTTTTGATAATGTTCTTTCTCTTTGGGAAAATCGTCTAAAGATCTCTTCAGTTCAAAAGAAACTAAATGAGCAAAGCTCAAAGCTTAATAAGATTGAAGCAATCATTGAGTCTACACAATTTCAAAATCTATTAGAAGTAACTCCTCAACTTCAAAGATTTTTGAAGGAACATATCGAAAGAATCATAGCTGTTCCAGAGATCCGTAATGCAGTTAACTTATCTAATACAGTATCTAATGCTTTTAATCTACCTAGACTAACTGTAGAAGATTTAGAGTCTACTAAGACCTACACAGTTCAAAATGGTGTAAATACTTCAATATACGAAATGATTTGCAGACAAGAACTTGTTAAGAAAGAATTAGTAGAATCAAAGAAGAATTTTGATACGATCTGGGCAAACAATCCTTCCATACGAAAATTAGCTAGTTTAGTATTCGAAAAAGATGAAGCAATAGTGGAAGCTCTTTCTTCTGCTTTAAAAGAAGTCCCTTACTTAGCTTTGGCTTCTAAGAAAACATTATTCAATACATTCAATAACTGCTTATCACAGGCAGACGGCATAGGAGTGTCAGAAACAGATATCCAAGAATATGCTTCTAAAATATTTGAATATAAGAAAGAAGTAAAGGATATGTTTATTAATACCATCAATGAAAAGTATGGTGTTGATATTCAGAATCTACAAGAGCCTGCTTCGTTTAAGAGTTTAGCTAATACACAAGTAGTTATTTTTGAAGCTTTATCTAGATTAGCTCCTCGTAATTCTGTTCTTAAAAACACTCTTTCTGAAATGGCAGAGTTTTTAAGAGGTAAGTCTGGTGTTGAGTGCATTGATATAAATGATTATTTAATGCAAGTTTTTGTTAATGCTGGATACGATAGTGTTATTCAAGAGGCTGAAGAAGGGGCATTACCAAAAGTAAATTTTAAAAGAGTTGCAAAAGATCTAATAGATATTCAAGATCTAATAATGACTTTAAAGCAAAAAGCAGTGGATCAGCAATACCCTTCTGATGAGGCTTTAGCTCCAGAGGAAGAGATGCCTCCAGAAGAGATGCCTCCAGAAGAGATGCCTCCAGAGGCTCCTGCTCCTGAGGCAGGAATGCCTCCTCCTCAGATGGGTGAAGAACCTCCTCAATTGGCTCCTCAAAGATCTCAGGAAGATATAGTATCAGATTTAACTGAACTTGAAAATATAGTTGGAGAAATAGCTGCTGAATTAGGTATGGGACAGGCTGGTGAAGAGGAAGAGGTTCCTGAAGAAGAAAAAGAATTGCCTCCACCAAAAAAGAAAGTTAAAAAAGCAAAAGAATTACCACCTGAGGAGGAAGTTTAATTATGTTACCACCAATTGAAACAGGACAAAGAACTTATTTTATATCAGCTTCAGGAGTTGCAACAGGTTCTCAAATACTTACGATACCTTTTGAAGATACTTCTGGAAATATCATAAGATGTAATTATTTTAAGCTTACTGGAGCAGCCTCGACGGCAGCAGCCATACTTGCTGTAGTTGTTGAACCTAGTGGTTTATCTAGAGTAGGAGATATGGTTACAAACCAGTTAAGTGCATTAAAAGATTTTACTGCACTCAATGGGTCTGGTATTTTAGGCATTGGAGGAGTTACTTGTGGAGGCACTCTTCAAGAAGTTTGGCACGGAGCAAATGGAGAAGTTTGTAATGGAGTTAAACTTCATATAGTCTCTTCAGGCCCTTGGGCAATAGGTATTACTTATGGAAATCTAATACCATTCAATGCACTAAGAATTGCTGCTTCTTATCCTAATACTCAGCCTCTTGCTTATGATCGAGGAATCTAGTAAATGGCTGATGTCTCCTCACTTCTTTACTTAGAAGTAGATGGTTTAGGTAATCCTGTATCAATTTATGCATTTAGTGCAGGAGATACCTTAGCCAGTAGTATTATTCCATCTAGTATCAATAGAGCTACTAGTGGAGTTAATGCTTCTTCTACTTTATGGAATTTAGTATATACCCAAGTACAAGCTAGTGCAGGTTTCTGGAACGTAGCTGCTGGTGTTGCAGACCTATCTTACATCAGCGGTGTAATGAATAGTGTTTCAGCTACAGCAGCTAATTCGTCTTCTATACTAAACGCTAGTTCAGGAATATGGAATGAAACCTATGAAACTGTTCTAGCTAACTCTGCTACTTGGGGCGGTATATCCGATGCTTCTTCTTTAAGAGGTTCTCCTTTATCAGCCACGTTAGTTCCAAGTGCAGGACAGTCTTTAGTTTATGATGGTTCTGTCTGGACTGCTTCCACAGTAGTCGCTACAGGTGGAGGTGGTGGAGGTGGAGTAACTGATCACGGTGCGCTAACAGGTCTTGCTGATGACGATCATCCACAATATGTTTTATCTGCTACAAACAATGCACTCAGTTCCTTAGTAAATAATCACATAGCTTCTGCTGTTCACTGGGATATAGCTACACTAAATAATAACTATATTAATGCATCTGGTGAT